CGATCATAACGCTACCGTTAACGACTACGGACAAGAAGCTAAGTTTGTAAACTCTTGCGGACTTATCTTCCAGAAAGAAGCTGCCGGTGTTGTAGAAGCAATCGGACCACAAGTACAGGTAACAAGCGGAGACATATCCGTGGTATACCAAGGTGACGTAATTTTAGGTCGCCTAGCTATGGGTGCAGACTTCTTAAACCCTGCTGCTGCTGTAGAATTGTACGCTGGTACAAACACAGCACCAACAGCATTTGGTTAATTTTTATTTTTATACGGGAGCTTCGGCTCCCCTTTTTTCTTATGGCTACCACAACTATTGACACCGATACCGAACTATCCGCAGTGAACTCTATACTGGGTAGCATAGGTCAAGCACCAATAACACAATTAAAAGATCCATCTACTGGAGTAATATCTAATAACAATCCAGAAATACAATTTATATATAACATACTACGTGATGCTAATGTAGACGTACAGTCGGAAGGTTGGCACTTTAACAGAGAGCGTCATGTAAAATTTAATGTAGATTCAGTTACAAAGAAAATAGCTATATCAAATGACATAGTTAAGATAGACTTACCAGATAACTGGACTCGTAGAACTTATAACTTTATCAGACGTGGTGGATTCTTGTATGACAAGCAAGATCACACAGATGAGTTTACAGAGTTTACAGATATAGAACTAGATGTTATTAGGTTATATAACTACGAGGATTTACCTCCTGTATTTAAAAGATATATAACATACAGAGCATCTAGAGTAGCAGCTACACAGCTTGTAGCTAACCCACAGCTAGTACAATTATTAGCACAACAAGAAGCATTAAGTCGTGCTGCTCTCATGGAGTACGAATGTAATCAAGGTAATCACAGCATGTTAGGATTTCCAGATGACACAGTATATCCTACATACGAACCTTGGAGGAACTTAGCAAGATAATGGCAGGCATTACACAAACTATCCCTAGCTTTATTTCGGGGATTTCAGAACAAGCAGACCACCTAAAATTCCAAGGTCAGGTTAGAGATATTGTTAATGCAATTCCTGACCCAACCTTTGGTTTATTTAAACGACCCGGAGGTGCTAGAGTTGGTACTACACCACTAGCCAACGTACAAAGTGGAGGGTCTTGGTTTCATTATTTTAGAGATGAAAGTGAAGGATCTTATATAGGTCAAGTAGCAGCTGATGGACAAGTTAGAGTATGGCGTTGTACAGATGGTACACAGATGACTACGAGCTATACACATGACGGAGTTAATCATCAGACTACAGTACAAAACTATTTAGCCACCAGTAACCCAGAAAACTTACAGTTCCTTACTATCAATGATACTACATTTGTTAACAGCAGGGACTCTACTAATTCTAATACTTTAGTAGGTGAGTCTGGTACTACAGCCGATAGACCAGAAGCTCACTGTGCTATGATCGAACTACTAAGAACAGAAAATGGACGTCAATACGGTATTAATATATACGATAGCTCTGCTTCTTCTAGCCTCACTACTGTAAAGCGAGCTACACGTCTTAGAATACAGAGTGATACACTTAATGAAGGTGACGGTACAGGTCATTGCCCCGGCATAGGCACAGAAGTATTTAACAAATCTTCTGGAACTAAAACTAATCTTATCTTTAGACTTACAACTTTAGGTCAGCAAGGTGTTAGCCCTAACTATAGTGCTAGCAGTAATGGACCGGGTGGTAATAATTACCGATGCAGTTATAACAGAGAGATAACTTTATTACATGGTGGTGAAGGATGGGATGTTGGTGACACAGTAACTGCTACTATGGAAGGTGCTGATTATACTGTACGAGTAGAAGAAATAGAAACAACACAAGTTAAAGCTACAGTATCAACCGCAGGGGATGGGCTGATTAGACCTACACCTACACCTTTTGATGCAGACACAGCTGTAACTGCTGATACTATTTTAGCCGGTATAACCAGTAGTCTACCTTCTGGTATAACTGCTAAGGTTATAGGACCGGGTATTTATTTATCTAGTGCTAATCCATTTAACGTAGAAGTAGCTGAAGAAGATCTTATGCGTGTCTTTCAGAAAACAGTTAATGATGTTACATTACTACCTAATCAATGTAGACATGGGTATGTTGTTAAAGTAGCTAATGCTAGAATGTCTGATGAGGACGATTATTTTCTTAGATTTACTGGAGAAAATAATTTAGATGGAGCAGGGTCATGGAGTGAATGTCCTGTACCCGGTATTACAGATACGTTGACTAACATGCCGTTAGTTATACAGCGTACAGCTACAACTACATTTACTGTTAGACCTTTTACATATCAACCACGTAGAGTAGGAGATACAAATACAAATCCTATGCCTACATTTGTAGGTAAACGTATTAACAAAGTCTTGTTTTTCCGTAACAGATTAGCAATATTAGCAGGGGAAAATGTCGTATTATCTAGACCCGGAACACTAGGTACACCTGATTTCTTTATAGAATCAGCTCTTACTGTATCAGCTAGTGATCCTATTGATATATCTGCGGCATCTATGTTTCCATCTGATCTATTTGATGGTATACAAATCAATGCCGGACTGTTAGTATTTAGTACAAACCAACAATTTCTGTTATCTACAGACGATACAGTGCTAAATCCTGATACTGCTAAGTTAAGAAGTGTATCTACATTTAATTATAATAAAGATATACCACCTATTTCATTAGGAACTACTATAGCTTACCTAGATAATTCTGGTAAATTTAGCCGTATGAATCAAATGGCTAATACAGCAAGAGAAGGTGAGCCTAATGTTGCAGAAATCAGCAAGCTAGTTCCTACATTACTACCTAAAAATTTAGATTTACTAACTAATTCTAGAGAAAACTCTATAATATTAATAGGTAAAACTGATTCAGATACAGTATTTGGATATAAATATCTACAAGTTGGTGACAAAACACAGCAACAAGCTTGGTTTAAATGGAAGTTTAACAACCCACTTAAGTATCATTTTATTGTTAATGACGAATATTACTTCTTAGATACTGATAATTTCTTACAGTGTCTCAAGTTGATACAGGCTGAGACTGACCCAAACTTTGACCAAGATGATGTAAACTATCTAATACACCTAGATAACCATACAACAATCAGTGGTGGTAGTTATAGCTCCTCTACAAATCTAACTACATTTAGTGGTGTTGGTTGGCTACCTAGTGTAACCACACCTAATTATGATTTAGTATTGATTGATGTTAATACTAACGCTACCAGAATAGGTAGATATGCTAAACCTACACTAACCAGTACCAACAGCTTTACAGTACCGGGAGACTGGTCAGGAGTAACGTTACGTATTGGATATTTGTATGAGTATTTAGTAGAGTTTCCTAAACTATATCCTACTAAAATGCAGAACGAACGATCAGTTTCTGATGTTAACTCATCACTTGTACTACATAGAATTAAGTTACACTTTGGTAAGATAGGTCTATATGAAACTACACTAGAACGTGTTGGTAAATCTGACTACATTGAAATACATGAGTCATCATTACTAGATGAGTACGAAGTATCTGATGCACCATACCTAGAAGAGTTTATTAAAACTATACCTATTTACGAAAAGAATACAAACGTAAATATTACACTTAAATCAAGTCATCCCGCACCGGCTACACTAAGAGCTATGGCATGGGAGGGAGACTATTCACCTAGATTTTACAGACGTGCCTAATTACATACACCCAATCACATTAGAGGCTGCTACAGAAGTAGCCTCAAACCTACGCTCAGACGACTACAGGGAGGTTACAGAAGGTCATGGGATCAATCCTATAGCCTTCCTTCCTATGGTGGCTCAGGAGGGCTCTGCTGTGTATTTCACAGTACCAGACGGCAAGACTGCCGGACTAGCCGGAGTAGGTAAAGACGGAGCTATCTGGATGCTATGCACCCCAGAGATAGAACGTTATCCAATTACATTTGCAAGAGAAGCGAAGCGGTATGTCGATAGCCGTGAAGAGCCGCTTTTGTGGAACATAGTAGACTGTAGAAATACAGTGCATTTAAAACTGTTAAAGTTTTTAGGGTTTACATTCTTACGTAAGTTTGAATATGGACCAAACAATTTACATTTTATAGAATTTTGCCGTGTGCATGGACGCTAACGCCGGAGCCAGAATGGCTGCTAGGCAACGATGGATGGAGAAAGATGCTAATTATCGCTCCGCATCCTTAAAATTTTGGAATAAAGAAACAACCGGTCAACGTGGATTAAACACCGCTACTATCGGTTTTAGTCGTGCAATGAGTAACGACTTACAAAGAGCCCTATATGTACAGGGACAAGCTAGACAACAATACGAATCTGCTTTTACTAAGTACTTTGCTCAGGGTGGAGACATTGTAGGTAAGCAAGAAGGTAGATCTAGAACAGCCGGTAGAAAGGGACTACTAGCTTTAACAAGAGCAAGAGGTGCTCTCAATAATGCTGTACGTAATGAGTATGGACCTAACATGGCGAGACGTCAACAAGCTAGACTCAGACAGTATCAAGTAGCAAGAGCGAAAGCAATCAACTCAATCGGTGTCAGACCAGAATATGGTGCACCTGTACTCATGCCACCAACTAATAGACTCGGAGGAGCTTTACAGCTAGCTACACAAACTGTAAGTCTTGCGTCTGGATTAGGTGTTGGAAACGCACAAGGTATCTTTACAGGAGGAATCTTCGGTTAATTATGTCTGATTCATTTTTTCAATCTCTCGGTAAACAACAATTATATCCGTTTACCGATGAGAAGCTAGACTACGCCGAAACAGCTCCTAATGCTGAAAAGGCTATGGGCGAATCTATAGATCGTAACATACAAGTTAGGTCTAAAGATTTTGCTCAACACATTGCAGCGTACAATGCTGCAAGTCAATATGGCTTGATAGAAGGTTTAAAAGATATAACGCAGCTAACTCGAACAGGTAAAGCTTTTCTTGACCAGAGACAGACTTATAGTGATAATGAAGCTGACTATGATGAGTTGATGGCTGCCAATAGTAATCCAGAAACTGTAAGTAGATTTGCTAGTTTAGAAAAAAGAGCTGTTGAGCTCAAAAATATGAACGACGGAGATCTACAAGCTGAAATAGGAAAGATAGAAGCAACTGGTAAAGATTCTACTGGTATGCCTGTAGGCAATCTTGAGTTGTTAGAACTTAAGAAAATGATAGCTGCTGAGGATATAAGATCAGGTAGGGCTGCTGTAAAAAACATGCCCTTCTATCTTCCTCAGTTTATGGAGGTTGCTAAAAGCAGTTTAGTTGTTAATGGTAAGCTATATGCTGACATGACACTAACTGAAAAGCAAGAGTGGTATCGTATAGCCGGTGCTAGATATATAGAAATTTGGACTCAAGAGTATCCACAGATTACTAAGGGTCAACTTATTAACGATTTTATACCTACATGGACAGGTCGTTTAGGTCAAGACAGTACGCAAGCTTTTAATACAGAAGCTTCTGCTGCAAACACAATTACTCAAGGTAGTTCAGATCAATACTATTTTGACACCATAAAAATAAATGCCGGAAAAACTAATGATCCTAACTATACAGAACCTATAGGAGATGAGATTTATCATCAGGATGGTTTTATAGCAAACCGAGCTAAATACTATGAAGGTAAAGGCTATGGTAAGAACTCGATGAAAGCAGCAAATGCTGATTGGGTTGCATTAGTTAAGCGTGGTATAGCTAAAGGTGTATTTGACGATCAAGATATAGAATATATACTTGAAGATCTAAAGTTTGTACCTAAAGGTAATAATAAAGAAACTAACTACCAAACATTACAATCTGGTAATGCTAACGAAATACGTCAGGCTTACAACGAAGCTAAAGAAAAAGAAACATTGGACTGGCAGAAAGGTAGGCTTGAATATTTAACAGGTAGGTTTGAGAATGATAATATACCTGTAGATATGGAAATGATTTCTACGATTGTAGATCCTACTCTACGTACTCAAGCTCTAAAGTTAGTAGACAGAAGCCAAACTCCTGTATTCGAGAGAGACGAGTATAAAAGTATAGAAGGCGTTATGTCTGATACAATACAAACTAGAGTCTCAAATCGTAATGTATTTGACAAAAAGGTATTAGATACAAACTGGCAAGTACAAAAGTATCATAGTATGTATCGAGATGCCGGTACATTTTTTAAGTCAGAGTTTGAAAGGCTTGAAAAATTAGGTGTTGATGATCCATTAGGAGAAGCATCTAAGAATACAATAGATGCTATCAATAAAGGAGACTTTGATAAGAATACTTTTGAGGCAACACCAAAAGATACAAAGCTTGCAGTTGCTAAGTTAACTGGTATATACAGAGGTGACCCTGCCGGTGCTATATCAGCAGAAGCTCCACATGAAGGAGAAGAACCATTTTTAGTTGAAGATCTTAAATTTTTCCAAGGTAAAAACCAAACACTTTCTGGTCTCTGGACAAGTTTATCACATTTGTATAAAAACAAATCATCAGTTAAACTTGCTCACGATAGACTTGTAGCTACAGGTATGATGAAACCTATACCAGAACTGATGGGTGACATTAATCTTGGTCTCACAACTTCCTTACTCATAGATGATAAACCTTCTGCAAATAAAGTAGACAGAGTTGCTACAGAGAATCTGGAAGGAGATCGAGACAAGCTATTAAAAAGAATAATTAATCCAAAGACTACAGAAAATGGTGGCATAGATGCTATCAAGAAAGATGGTAAGTATGCTGAATTAGAAAAACCATTATCACAACATACTGTAGGAGAAGTTATAGATCTTATAGAACAAGGTTATGATAACTTTGGTTTATATGATATTACACGTGAAGGTCTTATACAACTTATGAGAGATCTGCCTGACTTAGATTTTGATGCTATGTTTGATGAACGTATGCAACAACTATTTGTATTATCCAGACTACGGTTTAAGGGTAATAATAAGTTAGCATTTAGTAATGCAGATTCTACATATAGACGCTTAGTTTTTATTCCAAAAGAAGATAGAGACGAGTATGCAAAAATAATAGGAGACATACCACCATTCTTAGAATTAAGTACATTAAGTTCCGTTTCTGCTAAGGCACAAGTGGAGCAAACACTAAATCAATAAATATGGAAAACGAAAGCATTAATTATGATCCTACGGGATTACCTTCTGTTGAGGAGATGACTGCTCAGATAGAAGAAGATGCAGAAAAGAAACAAGTTATTCAAGAGTCAGAAGCGGCATCCATTGCATCTGACGAGAAAGCTGCTGACATAGCTGCTGACCCTAGAAACAATGATACATGGGGTATCAGAGGTATAGCTAAAGAAGCACAATCTATTCTATCTGGTGGTTTACAAGATACAGCTTCTTCTCTAGCTACATTTCCAGAACGTACATTTGATGCGTTGTCTGGTGAAATGCAAAAAGAAAAAGAAGAAAAAGGTTTTTACGAACCAGAGTGGACACCTTTTACAGATGAAGACGACCCTATCATTACTAAAACATGGTGGGGTAAATTACTCAGAGGTACTGTACACTTTGGTTCTTTAGCAGCCGGTACAGTATTAGCAGCTAAAGGGCTTGCAGCTACAGGCGTACCTCTTATTGCCGGTGGTGCAGCTAAACTTCTAGGACTAGGTACACTAGCTAGAGGTGCTGCAATCGGTGGTATATCAGACGTTATATCAAGAGAGTCTGATGGGCACAATGCTCTAGGAGCTATGCGAGATCGCTATGGTTGGATAGATACACCGTTAAGTACTAAAGAAACAGACCATCCTATTATGATGAAGTTTAAAAACATTGTCGAAGGTATGGGTATTGGTTTAGTATTTGATGGAGCAGTGCATCTACTAGGTAAAGGTAGTGCAGCTGCTAAAAAACAGATTGTTAATCGTAATACAAGTATTGAAAATCAAACAACTACAGCAGCTCTTGCACAAATACGTAAAGGAGAAGCTGAGTTTCGTGCAGCTAAAAATGCACCACTGGCTGAAAGGCATCAAGGTGCTGATATATCTGAAGTTGTACCCGGAGAAGCTTACGAGCAACTTAGGCGTACACGTACAGACTGGGGATCTGAAGATGGATCTACAGGCTCTGTTACTACATCAATAGAACGTGAGCGTGTAGCACGTGAAGGTGGTACTACAGATGAGATCGTTGAGTCTACATTACGTAGCTTGATGAGCGATGACAAGTTTGCTAAAGAACTAGACGCAGTAAAAGGTGACAGAAAGCTTATGCTTGATGTATGGCGTGATGCTGTAGCTTCTTATAGACAGATAGTTGAAGGTAGAAACGCTGCTGATATGCCTGCTGATGAGTTTCTTGCAGAGTTATTTGCTAGAGACACTGCTAGATTACCATTAGGAGACGAAGTATTTGAAACATGGGCTGCTGAAACAGTTGTTACAGCTGACCTAGTTGTAGGTTCTTTGTTAAAACAATTACGTGACACTGGTATAGCCGGTAGAGAAATAATAGATTATGTATCACTAGATGATATAGATGGTCCGGCAAAGCAGATAGTAGATACTATGCTTACAGCTTTGTTCCAAACTAAAAAATCTAGGTTTGTAGCATCTGATTACTTTAGATCATTTGGTGCAGGCAAAACTAGAGCACAAGTAAATGAGGCTGTTAACCAAGCTGTTAAAGGTGAGATAGAAGATGTTAAAGAATCCATCATGTCTATACTGAAGATAGCAAAAGATGATCCAGACGACAACTTACTTAATGCGTTGTTTGAAGCATTTTCTATGATGAAGAATGTAAACTCACTAGAAGACTTTGACAACTGGGCTCAAACTATTATCAAAGGTGGTCAGATAGGTGGCGAAGGACCTAACCGTACTGGTGTACTAATACGTAGCTTACAAGAAATGGTAAGTCACAGTGTATTAAGTGGACCTAAAACACCAATGCGAGCACTTTTAGGTACAGGTGCTGCAACTTTCTTACGTCCTATATCTACATTCTTAGGTGCAACTATGCGTTATCCATTTACAGGAGACTCTGCTACTATACGTGGTAGCCTAGCTTCTATGAATGGTATGCTTGAAGCTGTACCAGAAGCATTTGATTTATTTTTTACTCGTCTTAATTCATACTGGTCAGGTGATATATCTACTATCAGAACTAGATATATTGAGTTTAGTAAGGGTGATTATAACTGGGAACTTGTTAGAAGGTATTATGAAGATAGTGGTAGAGCAAGTAAAAGTGACCAAGCTTTGTTTGCTTTTACCAATATGGTACGTGGTATAAACAATAATAATCTTTTCACATACTCTACAAAGTTGATGGCAGCAACTGATGATGCTTTTACTTTCTTACTTGGCAGAGCTAAGATGAGAGAAAAAGCCATGCGTAATGTACTAACACTACAAGGTGAAGGTATAGAGATGCCTAAGTTAACTCCAGAACTTATGAAAGCATATCAAGATGATTTCTACGGACAGATTTTTGATAACAATGGTAACATAAAAGATGAAGCAACAATATTTGCACGTAAAGAAGTAACACTTACACAAGATCTTACAGGCTTTGCAAAAGGTCTTAACGACGTCTTGACAGCTAACCCATACGTTAGACCATTCTTTCTATTTGCTAGAACTGGTGTAAACGGACTTGCACTTACAGGTAAACATACACCCGGTTTTAACTTTCTTGTCAAAGAGTTTAACGACATAGCTTTTGCAGATGCTAGTAACTTAGCAACTGTCAAAAAGTATGGTATTAACACTTTAGAAGAATTACAAAATGCTAAGGCACTACAAACAGGTAGATTAGCGATAGGTTCTGCTGTAACATTTATGGCTATTAATGCTTGGATGACAGGTAGACTTACAGGCAATGGTCCTACAGATAGACAAATGAGACAGGGTTGGATAGATGGTGGTTACTTACCTAGAACTATTGAAGTAGGTGGTGTACGTGTAGGGTATGACTCTATAGAACCATTTAACCTTATTATGTCTACAATCGCTGACGTAGGTGACGCTAGTATATTGATGGGTGAAGAGTGGACAGAAAAAGAATTACAAAAGATATCATTAGTTATAGCACAGTCTATATCTGGTAAGTCTTATTTAGCCGGTTTACAACAACTTGTAGACTTAGCAGCGGGTCGCCCCGGTCAGGCTGATCGTATTCTTGCAAGTTTAACTAACAATACAGTTCCGCTAGCCGGTCTACGTAATGAAATGGGTAAATTACTTACACCATACATGCGTGAGATCAACTCTGGTGTATTCCAGTCTTGGCGTAACCGTAACCTATTAACAGAAAATATACCCGGTGTAAACGAGTTACCATATAAGTATGACATGCTAAACGGTAGACCGCTAAAACAGTATGACTTTATGACTCGTGCATTTAATATGATAAGTCCAGTAAGTTTAAACTTAGAAGCTACAGATGGTAGAACATTCTTATTTGAGAGTGGCTATGATCTTAGAATGTCTACATTTTATGCACCTGATGGTACTAACCTAACTGACGATCCCCGTATTAGATCACAGTTTCAACAAGCTATAGGTCAATTTAATTTAGAAAGAGATTTAGAAAAACTATCTAAAGATCCTAAGATTAGAGAATCCATGGCAACTATGAGAGCTGACATACGAGCAGGCAATAGAGGTCAATATAACGCAAGAGATTACTACCACAACATAGTGATAGATAGATTATTTAAACGTGCTAGACTAGCAGCTTGGAACTCTATTAAATATAGAGAAGATATATACAAACTTATTCAAGAACAAAAAGCTAAGAAACAAGCACAACAATTCAAGTCCTCCCAGACATACAACCTTCTTAATATGTATAAGTAATGGCAACAACTTTCGTAGATTATACAGGAGACGGAAACGCTACGAAGTCGTTTTCCTTTCCTTCCATAAAAGAAGCAGATATTAAAGTTGATGTAGATGGTGTCATTAAGACAGTCAGTACACACTATAATATAACTAGCTACACAACAACAGGCGGTGGTAATGTTGTCTTCACAGCAGGCAATATACCCGCAAGCCCAGCTGCAATACGTATCTTTCGTGATACAGATGTAGACAGTGCTAAGGCAACTTTCACAGCAGGGTCATCAGTTAAGGCAGGCGATCTTAACAACAACCAAACGCAGTTATTATATGCTGCACAAGAAGAACAGAATCAAACAATACAAACAGCTGATATAAAAGATGGGGCTGTAACAAGTGCTAAAATACTTGATGGTACTATAGTTAATGCTGACGTTAATACTTCAGCAGCAATAGTCGGAACTAAAATTTCACCTGATTTTGGTTCTCAAAATATAGCAACAACTGGAACAGTTAATGGTGTATCAACAACAGAATTAGCAATATTAGATGGTGCTACTGTAAGCACAGCAGAGCTAAATAAACTTGATGGTGTAACTGCTTCTACAACAGAACTAAATCTAGTAGATGGAGTTACAGCTACAACAGCAGAGATTAATTATGTTGATGGTGTAACTTCTAGCATACAAACTCAGCTAGACGCTAAACAACCACTAGACGCTGATCTTACAACTCTATCTGGTATGCAAGCAGGTACAGCAGCTAAACTTGCTGACAGTACAGCTCTTACGGCTGACATAGCCGATCTTAACCAGATTGACGGACTTACAAAACAAACTACAATTTCAGACACAGATGCTAGTTTTCCAACATCTGGAGCTGTGGTCGATTATGTCACAGAACAGATAGACGATATTGGTGGTCTTGAAGCGATAGCAAATGAAGTATCTTTTCCTAATTCTCAGCCCGGTGTAGGCGTAGTTATTTCTATAGCAGACGCAGCCGGTCTTGTAGTAAACGGTAGTGGTACAAGTACAACAGGTAGAACTCTAAATGGCACAACAGTAACTATAAACAATATAAACTCACAGTTTAACAGTTCAACTATAAACACTGGTGTACGTTTTCTTGTAATATCAACTGGTTCTGGACAGGTCTATAATTATCACAAAGCTACACTCCCAGAAAGTGATCTTGTGAACCTTAGTGGAGATATTAATGACTTCTCAGAACGATATAGAGTCGGTTCGTCGAACCCTACAAGTAGCCTTGATAGTGGGGATTTATTCTTTAATACTTCTACAGGTAAGCTACTCGTATATAATGGAACAAGCTCAGCATGGGAAGAAGCACAGTCAATAGGTAACTTTTTTATCTCTACACTTAGCCCTGCATTTGATAATACTACACAAGACTTTACTATTACTAATGCACCAACTAATGCACAACAGATTATACTTAGCATTAATGGTGTTGTACAAAAACCTAATAGTGGTACATCAACTCCATCAGAAGGTTTTGCTTTATCTGGTAGTACAATAAAACTAGCCGGAGCTCCGGCAACTGGTAGTACATACCATGCTGTTGTTATGGGTAGTGCAGTAAACATTGGTACACCAAGTAACAACACAGTTACAACTGCAATCTTACAAAACTTATCAGTATCTACTGGTAAAATACAAGATCAAGCTGTAACACTAGACAAATTACCACACGGTACAGCATCTAATGATGGTAAGTTTTTAAGAGCTAATAATGGTGCTGACCCTACGTTTGAAACTATAGATTTAACAGCCTTAAGTGCATCTAATCTAACATCTGGAACAGTGCCTGATGCAAGATTCCCTGCAACTTTACCGGCAGCTAGTGCAGCTAATTTAACAAATATACCTGCTGCAAATATAACTGGTACACTCCCTGCTATAGATGGTTCAGCCTTAACAGGTGTATCCTCTCCAGAAGTATACGGGTTTAACACTAATGGAAGTGGAAACTTAATAGTCACTACTACAAACAGTGGTGCAGACAATATCTCAGGTGCAACTTTTGAAACCTTTGAAGATGTTGTATTAGCAGCTACAGGTTTTACCTTTAGCGTAAACACAGACGGAAAATTAATCGCAACAATTTAAAATGGCAACAATAGATTTAGGAAAAATCAAACAAGTCTGGAGAGGTACTTACAATAACGGCACTGCATATGTAGTTGACGATCTTGTATCTTTTACAGACAGTGGTGTAACATCCACATATATATGCGTAACAAACTCAACAGGTAACGCACCTTCAACTGGAGGTTCAGCACATGCAAGTTGGAATTACGTAGCAAAAGGTGTAGCAATTCCTGTACCTTTAAACACTCAATCTGGTGCATACGTAGCTGTAGCCGGTGATGCGGGTAAAGCTATTTATATATCAACAGGTGGAGTAACTATCAATAACTCAGTATTTTCTGGTGGTGATCTAGTAACAATAGTAAATAATAGTGGGTCTAACCAAACTATTACTCAAGGTTCTGGAGTAACTTTATATAATGCTGCTGACGGTGCTACAGGAAACAGAACTTTAGCACTCAGAGGTGTAGCAACTATATGGTTTGCTTCTGCTTCAATCGGCTACCTATCAGGAGCAGGGGTAAGCTAATGCCTATACAACAAATGTTAGTTGGTATTGGTGCTGCCGAAAAATTTGCAGAAGCAACAGGTGGTACAGTTACCACAGTTGGGGACTATAAAGTACACGCTTTTACGAGTTCTGGAACTTTTACTGTAACCCAATTAGCAGATACAAACGAATTTGAAGTATTGTTAGTCGCAGGCGGTGCCGGTCCCGGAACTCAATGGACTTCTGGTGGCGGCGGAGGAGGTGGTATCGTAAACCATCAAACTGGACAAGCTTTAACTCAAGCTGCATATACAGTTACAGTTGGAGCTGGAGGAGCTGGTGCTTCGTATGGAAGTGGTTGGGGTTCATATACGGCTGACGGAAACCCCGGAACTGACTCATCTCTCAAGTTAGCTTCTAATAGTTCTATTGTTCTTGAAGCTGATATTAGTGATATTGCTAATTTACCGGGTATGAGTTTACCTAACCCACAGGCTAACAACAAAAACTCTTGGAATGTTCATATGCACTCCACTGGAGGTAATAGTGCAAAAGTTGTAAACGGAGTTACTACACAATATATAGGTAGAGGTGGTTGGCATCAAACTGGTTATGCAGGCGGTGGAGCCGGTGCAGGCGATAACGGAGATTACGTTAATAGCACTAACGCAGGTGCAACTCAATATTCTTATACCCCAAGTTGGGCAACTGGAGGTGGTTGTTCTATGGGAGGTGGCGGTGGCGATGGCTACGCAACAACTATGGTAACTGGTAGTACTGCATACTACGGTGGTGGTGGCGGTGCCGGTACAGGAGGTGCCGGTTGTTCTGGTATGACTAACGATGTCGCACCCGGCGGTCAAGGCGGTGGCGGTAATGGTTCATGTACGGGTATAAATCACTCTTCAGCGAGTGGCGGTGTACAAGCTCAAAACGGTACTGCAAATACAGGTGGTGCCGGTGGCGGAGGTACCACAAATAAAAACTCTGGTAATGGCGGCTCTGGTGTGGCTTATATCAAATATAAATATCAATAGGAGGTTATATGGCACATTTTGCAGAATTAGACAATGACAATGTTGTTAAAAGAGTAATTGTAGTTTCTAACGATAAGGAAGCTGAAGGTGAAACTTATTGTCACGAGTTATTAGGTGGTGACTGGAAACAAACCAGTTATAACAATAACATTAGAAAAAACTATGCTGCTATAGGTTATACTTACGATGCAGCTAAAGATGCTTTTATTCCTCCTCAACCTTTTGATAGTTGGATTTTAGACGAAACTACTTGTCAATGGAAAGCACCTGTTGATTACCCAAGTGACGGTAAAGTTTATAAATGGAAAGAAGGTCTTACATGGCAGGCAGGGGAAATGAAACCCACAGGATCTTGGAAGGAAATAACTTATGATACAACTACTGAAACTTGGAAGGAGGTTGAATGACACTAACACAAGTAACAAGAGCAGGTCTAGATAGTGAAGCATTAGACCACACTTACACACTAGGAGCAAGTGGTACAAATCACTACACATTTACAGGAGAAGGTTTGACAGGTACAGTCAATGACCCTACCTTGTATTTAACACGTGGTAAAACATACAAATTTATAAACGGTAACTCTTCTGGAGCACATCCGTTTCGTATACAAAGTGTAGCCGGAGCAGGCGGCACTATATACAACACAGGCGTAACAAATAACGCCGGAGGTGGAGGTACTACAATTATATTTGAAGTACCACATGATGCACCAGATGTTTTATATTATATATGCACATCACATGCAAGCATGAATGGTATATTTTATGTTACAGGAGCACTAGCTGACGGAACAGTTACTACAGCAAAATTAGATAGTTCTGTTAGTTCAGCTATAGCAGCAAACACTGCAAAAGATTTGACAGCTTTAAGTGCTAGCAATCTTACATCAGGTACACTTCCAGATGCTAGATTCCCTGCTACATTACCAACAGCAAGTGCAGCTAACTTAACATCAGTTCCGGCTGCAAACATTACTGGTACATTACCGGCAATTAGTGGTGCAAATTTAACTAATTTAGCCGCTACAAATTTAACTGGAACTATTGCAGATGCACGTTTTCCGGCAACATTACCGGCGTTAAGTGCTGCAAATTTAACCAACGTACCGGCTGCTAATATAACTGGTACACTACCGGCTATTAGTGGTGCAAACTTAACTAATCTCCCTGCTAGTGGTAAAGCTACCAATTTGTTTATTAATGGAGCCATGAATGTAAATCAGAAGAATATTACTTCTAAAGCGGGCTCTTCTGGTTATTACTCTGCTGACAGATGGAATTACTACTATAATTATATGTCTGCTGATGTCACTATATCGTGGGAAGATGTTGCATCAGGAACAACACCTTATACTAAAGGATTTAGAAAAAGTGTAAGATTAACTAATGGTAATCAAGGTACTGCACAAGCAAATTATATAATTAAGTTTAGACAAAAACTAGAAGCACAAGATATTGCGTGTTCTGGTTGGAACTACACCTCTGCATCAAGCAATATAACTTTGCAGTTTTGGGTTAAGTCAAGTGTTTCACAGAATTTTTATTTCCGTCTGCAAACTTCAGATGGCACAGCACAGAATTATGTGATGGAGACAGGTACTTTAAGTGCTAATACTTGGACATTAATAACCAAAACAATTCCCGGTCATGCTAATTTACAGTTTGATAATAATGAAGATGAAGGTTTACTTTTTGATTTTGCACCATATAGTGGTACAGATACAACAGGAACAAGACCTTTAAATGCTTGGGCTGCTTATGATGGAGCTACAAGGCTTCCTGATAATGCTGTAAATTGGGTTGAAACTAACGGTGCTACTATAGAATTTACAGGATTTCAATTAGAAGTTGGAGACTCAGCTAGTGACTTTGCTCACGAAAAATATCAAGAGACTTTAACAAAGTGTCAGCGTTATTTCTTTATGTTAGCTGCACATCATCAACAAACCCATGACTCTTGTTTTGGAAGAGGTGCAACTTTAAATAACTCAGTATCAGTAGCATTTAATCCTTACTACCCTTGTACTATGAGAGTTGCACCTAGTGTATACACTGTTGCGACTGCTAGTCCATCTTTTTATATTTATGAATGGAACTCATATTACCACATAACATCAGTTTTTTACATTCATGCTACTGGACCTCATAGTGGACAAGTCTATGCTAGTTGTAATAATGCGGGTGGCACTAATAAACCTATGCGCTTCCAAACTTTATCAAATGCTGGTGAGATAGGATTTGACGCAGAACTTTAATTTTTTAGATTATGGCAAAATACAAATTAGTAAAAGATCCAGAACAAACAAAAGATGTTTGTGTTACTTTTACAGAAGGTAATGGTGTGTCTTATAGTTTTCCATTGGATACGCCTATGAATAGACATTTTAAAGAATATCAAGAATGGTTAGCAGAGGGTAATACACCAGATCCTTCAGATTAGTGGAAGTACCCACCATACTATTACCTGATATTAAAAAGATAGAAACGGTAGAAATACCAATACCTACAGCTGACGTACCATACTATAAACCTATGGTAGTTCCTCCGAGCGATCTACGAGATCAGGAAGAGGAACCAGTCAAGACTGTAGAAGAAAAACCACCCGAACCACCTACCTTAAAGATACCGTTTATTAAACAACCAGTACCTCAACCTTCTGCGGAAGTTGTAGTAACTGCTGTTACAACGGCGGTGACAGCTGTAGCAGCTACAACGCTAACACAGCCTCTAATTGAAAACATTAGAAAAAGAGCACAAAAATTTATACAAGGTAAGATAAATAAATGGAGACAAAACCGCCAGAAAAAAAAGGAATCTTTACCAAGCTCAAAGAAAATGTAGATGACCATGAAGAGCAGATGGCAGTACTAGGTGCAGCAGTGCGTCTAGGTGTAGTTATCTGGTCAGGTTTTATTATTACATTAGCTTATGTTGAGCTACCTATGGTCAAGAAGTCAGCTACGGCAGGCGATATCACGTTCGTTGCTTCGATTTTTACAGGAGCACTAGCCACTTTCGGCTTGTCTACAGGTAATGGTAAAAAAGATAAGAAAGAACCTACTACACCAAAGAAATGAAAAAATGGATTCTTCTCTTAGCATTGTTGTCACCCGCAATAGCAAGAGCAAACACTGTCACGCCTCAGTTTACAACAGGGTCGATGCAGTCAACGACAACAACAACACAAACGATAACAGAAACGATAGAACACGACGTACTCGGAGCAGAAGTCTCCACTTGGTCTGGTACAAATATTACACCAAGTGGTGCGATTGGTGCAACCGATACAACCTATTCAGTTACAACAGGTGCAACAGAATGGGATCTATCAATAACAACAAGAGAGGCAGGCACAATAGAAACAATATCAATAGACAGAACTATCGAAACAGATTCTACTACAAACTCTTACTCTATCTTTGCACAATAGGTACACCTGTATTTGCTGAAGACACAAATGTCAGTAATCCTGTAGCTGCTGCAACTGGTAACGTAACTAACCAAGCTGTACAGTTTCAGAACAATGGGGCTTCATCACGTCAGATATATGGTCCAAACATACAATGTAATGGATCTACTATGACGTTTAGCCCTTTTTATATGGGTAATCATACAAAACCATTAGACGAATTTATGCAGCCAACCAGTTACACACTAGCAGAAAACTGGGGGTTCCAAGTTAACTTTATGGTTCCACTAGATAAGTCAGGATATAAGCAGTGTAAAGAAATGGCGAAAAGATACGAAGAAAAGATGAAACTTGAGTTTGAAATTACTCGAGCTCATAAGTGTGCAGACTTAATGAAAAAAGGTTTTATGTATAGACCCGGCTCAGATAATTATAAAATGTGTTCGGACATAGTACCTATAGTCAAAGTTAAGCCACCTAAAAAAGAAAAGAA